TCCGCCACCTTTGTACTTTCCAGTGTTCAAAGGAACTACCATACTTATATCAGCACTTGCATCATGATGCCAAGCACCTTGTTTTTTATCCTTTAAATTATAGTTGGCTATTTGTATTCCACCACCGTTTACGTGTCGATTCCAAATATTCAAAAATATAGGATTACCTATAGTATATATCGTATGGAACAAGGAATGGAAGATTTCTGGACAATTATCTTGAAAAGTTATTTCGGGTATTTGACGTAGTGTATCTTCATCTGGGTTAGGTTGAAACCCATAAAATGCCTCTAAATTTTTCATTTCATCAAGCAATATCTCACAAAACTTTTCTGAAAAAAACGGCACTGTGTAAACATCTTTCAGGGGTTCTTGTATAATCTTATCTAATTCAGTGTCTTTTCGTTCTGTGTCGCATTTTTGTTTGTAGAACTCCATTATCGGTTCTACTGATTGTGATACAGCATCAAACGTATTTTTATCTATATACCAGTCAGCAGGATGTTCTAAAAGTATGTTTTTAGTTTTATACTTTAGATCCTCTGCTGTGTTACTCATACGTTAATTGTAGTACTGCCTGCTATATTTATAGTAACTTTACCAACACTAGAAGTCATTTCAAAGCCTTGTGGTAGCGTTCTGTCTCCAATATCTATCCACTTATTACCTGTATAAACCTGTAAAACACCAACAGTTGTGTTCCAAATAATACTACCATCATTAAATTTGAGTGTGTTTTTTTCAGAATCACTGATTTGTCTAATATTATCTAGATCTACAGCACCTAAATTTATTTCTAGTATTCTTACTAATCTGTTGAAAATATCAGATGTGACTTGCTCAGATGCTAATGGTAGTTGAGTTTGTAATAGTTTGCTCATCTTTTACCGTCAGGTTTTATATCTATACGTGTTGCTCCTAATCTCCAGCCAATACCTAAATTACCATCATTACTAGCATCATCGTCTGATTCAAACCTTAAAGCTATCTGTCTTGATCTGCTACGAACATAAGCTTGTTGTGTATCTGCACTGATTGAGCTTGTTGAATTTGTTGTAAGAGAATCACCTGGAAAGTTTCTGGTCTTTAGAACTATGTTTACATTACAGTTATTATCATCTTGAATAAACTTATAATCAGGTATTATTCGTTTGATAAAGCTAAACTGTTCACCATCGCCTATATCCATATCAGAGCTTTCTATAAATACATTAGTCATAGGTGAGCCATCATCATCAAAACCTATCTCTTGTTGATACAAATATCCACCGTTTACAGCTCTTGGGTAATTTACAATACCAGAGTCAAGCCATGCAGTCCTTGTAAGTTGACCATAGAACCATATTTTTTCTACATAATTGTAAATAACATACCTATCTATCTCGTCAGAGCTTGATGAACAGTAGAACCAACCTACTTCACTCTTATCTTTAATAGTAAATGCGTTAATTTTGAATGACTGAGTTAGGTTTATATCAGTAAAAACATAATTATGAACAGAACAAGGCAGTGTTTGTACGCTACCATTATATGTATAGAAGTTGTTGTAACTCATCCAGTAAACACCGCTAGGCGTTGTTACTGCCGCTTTTGGACCTACCAACCCTGTTCCTTCGTTAATTAGATTTATACCAAAAGTGAATGGAGGACCTATGAACTGCATACTATAAAGAGCTGTATCAGTCCAAACCAATATCTCTTGTCTAGCTTTTACACCACCAATAATAGAAGATCCAGAAGATAATCTTAAAGATCCTGCTGTGTTAGTAGATAATGGTTCAAAATCTAAATCATTTTCTTGGTCACTAAATGAAATAAGCATTGGATCTATAGTACCTGTTCTGGATGAACCAGATATAGGATCAGAGCCAAGAACTATTAGATGTCTATCTTTTTCAGATGTAATTACTTGCAAGCCTTTAGTTGGCACTAGATTAGCACCAGATATACTTGATAGTTCAACAGCTCTTGTACCTACACCATTGTTTTCAGTCCATTTATATATACCAGCATTTCTTTGCCCTATAATCAAATCTTCACCAAAATGATCATGCGACCATAAACGTAATTGATTAGTATCACTTAAAGATGAAGTGCTACCAAAAGTTCCTTGACCCCAACCATTGACTCCCCAACCAGTTCCAGGCACGTATACATCCAACCCTACATTAAGTTGGTAAGTGCCAACAACTGATGATCCACCATTACCTGAATCAGATGAATTAGCTGTGACGGTATCTCCGTTTGTGTCTTTGGCCTCTATGGTGTAGCTATTATCATTTACTATGGTTGCAATCTGATATTCTTGATTAAGCACTGCTGCTGTAATATTTCCACCTAGTGTCGCTGCACCTGAGAATGTAACAAAATCATTTTTTACAGCACCATGAGCTGTGTCACTAACAGTGATAGTAGCATCACCATCAGCTACTTTCGCAAATGTTACATCACCAGCTGCTGTAGTAGATCTAATAGGTGTAATGTCGTTAAACACATTACCTGATTCAATGTAATACTTCCACGTTGTACCTAAACCTAAATATTTTGTGCCAGCTAATGAAATCCATGGATGTAAAGCTCTAGCTGTTCCTAAATACGTATTAGTAGTAAGTTTTTGCCAACCACCAAATTTTTCTGGTCTGCCTTTACGAAAACGTACTAAATTACAATCAAACCAACCCCCTTCGTTATCATAAGCAGTTCCTTCTCTATTTATACCAGGTCTAAATGTGAGCTTCTGCAACGGCATGGTTATACCTCATGCCATTCTTTGCCTTCAAACAGCAAAGATTCTGCTTCTCTTCTTCTTATAAGTCCCTGTAAAACCTTACCACCAGCTTTATTCCACCGTTTTATTTGTGCTGGCACACCTTCATAATCTTTAGCATTAAGAACTTTTAGTAAAGTAGAAGCTTTTAGGTTAGCAGGTCCAAGGTTAAATACCCATGATACTAAAGCGTCAAATTGATTTTGATTTAAATCTACTGAAACAAGATCATTTATATAACCCTCATATTCTTTCATTTCATGCAGTAAAAGATCGTCAGCTTCTTCTTGAGTTATTCTATCTCCGTCTTTTACATCTTTAGTAGAACCATATCCTATAGTCCAAACTCCAGCTGCACACTTGTATGCTTCTAGCTCACATCCTTCAAATTTTTTGATCAGTGCAAGACCTTCCTTAGAAATCTGCATTTTACTCTCCTTTGTCGTTTGAGTGAGATGCTCCAAAATAGAACGAAATAATCGCACTAGCTAATCCTCCAAGATAGCCTAAAACAAGATTAATCAAAGCTTCAGAGTTTTGCTCTGGTGGTTGTAATGTTACTAAGAATATATAACCAAGAAAGCCACCTATAGTTGCTATACCTATGATTCTAGCTGTCCAGTCTTTGCTGAACATACCTCTTGCGTGTTGTTTATCTGCTGTTTCAAGCTTAAATACATCTACATCAAGTTCTTTCATTTGAACTTCAAACTGTTGTTCAGCTTTCTTAAGTTCTAGCATTTGTTCTGGTGTAGCGTTTTGTATAGCTTTTTCTATTGATTTTTGATCATTAGGCACACCTAATACATCTGCAATCATGTTTGCAGCCATGCCTCCCATAGGTCCACCTATTGCTGTACCTAGTGTAGGAGCAACAGCACCTACTATATTCTTTAGTAATCCTTTCATATCATTACCATATTAACTACTACTGCTATAAATAAAGCACCTAGAAAACCAAAGACACCAAAGGTAGTAGCTTTGATGGTTGAATTTATATGAGTTATTTCTTCTTTAATATCAGAAAATTCATTAAATGCGGTTTTCCAACGCTCATGTGAAATTGTTTCTAGTTTTGTAAGTCTTGCTACTAAATCGTTTGTTGTTATTTCTTGTTTCATATTATGCAATAGTAAATATTTTTATCTTTTTCTTTTTACCTTTCACAAAAATACTATCCAGTTCTTTTAGTATTATTTGATCACTAAATGTTTTCGCTGTTATAGTATCATAACCTATCACCAAATCTTCGCCAACTTCTTTAGTTGAGCTTTCTAATCTAGCTGCTAGATTAACAGCATCACCAATAGCCGTATAATCAAACCTAGTATCACTACCCATATTACCAACAACAGCATATCCTGTGTTTACACCTACACCTATTTCTACACCAATATCAGCTTTCTTAATATTTTCTTGTATTTCTTT